TAGAGAGAGAGAGCTATCCTCATTAACCCATTCAGGTAAATTGGGAATTTCAGATTTAACTTTATCAATCTGTTCACAAATAGCAGATATTTCTGCATCATAAGATTTAGGTTCCGGAACTTCTGGAATTTGTTCCTTAAGAATCTCAATCCTATCTTCAAGATCAGATATCTGCTCATCGTAATATTTGACTTCAGGAAGATCAGCAATATGTTGCTTTACAAAATCAATTTGTTCGCATATTACTTCAACTTCTCTATCATAATTCTTTGGTTCTGGGACTTCAGGAATACTCCCTCTAATTTCTATAATCTCTTCAGAGAGTAGCCTTAATTCCTCATCATAAGTTTTAATTTCAGGAATATCCGGAATATCCTTTCTTACATCACTAATAAGACGTAATATTTCTGAAAGATCCCCTATAGACGTTGCTTCTACTACAGGTTCTTCTATTTGTTTTTCTTCTATAATCTCTTCTTCTTTCTCTATAAAATCATCAACTGACGGTAATTCTTCTGATTTTTCCTCCTCAAGAAAATCATTAATAGAGGGTAGGTTTTCAATATTGTCGTCAGACATGTTACACTTTATTAGTAGTTTTATACTTCGGGATTTCTCTCCCTCTTTTATTTAGACGAACTACTAAGATCACTATTTTTTATCATCTTTGCAAGCTCCGCTGTTGAACCTACAAAGAGTGCATTATTAACCGTTGAAGGTCCTTTACTCTTTTCCTCTTCATTAACTTCCTTAACTTTCTTCTGAAGATCCATCAATTTATCAGTTGCATCTGAAACACTTTTAATTAACTGTCCAGCAACTTCATATGCTCTGGGCATTTCACTCTCCTGAGCAAGTTCAAGAATTCCATTAATTGCTTCTTGTCCTTTCTCAATGATAGAGTATAAATTTCCTCTTGTATATTCATAATCTTTTTCTATATCATCCTTCTTTAATCTATCAGGTTTTTGAATCCCAACAGGAGCTTCCTCAAGCTCAGTCTCCTCTACTACAACTTCAGTAGGAGCAATGTTAAACGCTTTGTCCAATTGTTTCGTCATGCATAATTTCCATCAAATCCAAAGTCATCACCAACCTCAATCAGATCATTATCTGCTGAGGTTATAGTTCCAATATCAGAACCCTTAGTATGACCGACCGCACTCGTTCCATCTTGACCACGAAGAACTGTAATTTCATTTCCATCAATTTTATCAACATAGATTAGTAGCAACAACTCCATCATAATTCTTAGTTGCCCGTGGAGTAACTGAATAAGTAACGTCCCTACCTCCAGTTCTAGAAGTAGAACCAGAAGAATCAGCAGCAATGTAACCAACAGAAACTTTCTTAATAATATCAGTGGCAGCAGAAGAAACAGGTCCAAAGAGATAAGTCTTTGCACTAAATCTTAGAGTATAAAGAAGAACTCTTCGTGTAGTAAAATCTCCTTCATATTGATCATCCATTGTAATATTTTCCAATACAACAGGTATATCTCTTTTTTCTCCAATAGATTCTACAAGATCAACAGATAATGCATAAGAAGGTTGAAAGTAAGGTAAAATTTGTTCTACAATCTGCAAAGCATCATCATTTAATTTAGACATAACACTCAGTTCAAAATTCATATTATAAGGAACTGGCATATATGTCTTCTTTTCAGTTGATTTAGAAGAAGTAGCTCCTGAAATAAATGTCTGAGTGGTTGTTACTTTTCTAGTCGGATCATATGTCATTCCAATGAATTCAAATGACATTCTCGGTAATGTAATTTGAACTGCTTTATTTAAATCGGGAGACTGTTCTAAACGCGCTAGAAACTTCTGAGTAGGTCCATATGCTAAGGGAACTTTGATAACACTTTGCGTATTGTCATCAGAATCCTTATGCTTAATGTTCAAACCATTAAACAAAGTACCAAAAGAAATAATGGTCTTTCTTAATATTTCGTGGTAAAAATACTCAAACATTACTCAAAAGTTTATTAGCTATTTAGGGGGTTCCAAATGGATTAGTTTCAGAGAAATCGAGTATATCATCTGCTGCCGTTTCAATATTATCGTTATCAGCATATGGAGTAACTAAATCATCAGTATTAATAATCCGAAGAGTCCTACTTGCACCACTCTCAGATCCAGTAAGTTTTTCTCCACCTGTCCAAGTACCATCCACAATCTTAACAGTTAAAACATTAGTTGAACTATTCCAACTATTAACAATTGCTGTAGTACTACTAATTGATCCAGTAACAGTTTCATTAACAATATAATCCCCACTGTTATCAGTTTCAGGATCACTAAATGTTATTGAAGGTGGATTAGCACTGGTTCCAATTACATAACCATGTCCAGCATCTGTTATTCTAACAGCGGTAACTATACCTGCTGAACTAATGACTGCAGTACCTTTAGCAGTATGTATTCCAACACCACCCCAATCATAAAGAGTATAATTCTTATCCGCTACAGAATTACCAATTGATATCGTAGGTGGAGTAAGATATCCGCCACCACCATAAGTAACTCCAATTCCTGTTACAACACCACAATTTGCAATACCAAATTCAAATGTAGTAGTAGCAATTCCGGCATTAACTCCAACCTTACTCATAAAGATTGAAGAAACACCTATTGAAGAAACATAAGTATCTGTTTGGATAAAGTTATTGCTACCTTGATCAGTTCCGTATGTATCACTATGACCAATAGATAATCTAACTCTATCCCCAATAATAATATTATTAGTGGTAATACCACTGATCATATCAGATCCAATACCTAATGTTCCTGATACTTGAACTGATGTTAAACGTGTATGGCAAGTACCCAATGCTCTAAATTCTTCAACAGATGCATCTGGAGCAGCGATTGTAACCGTAGGTGCTGAATCACCATATCCAAATCCACTATTTCCTATAGCGATAGCAGTAACTGTTCCTGCTACAGAAACAGTTGCAGTAGCAGTTGCTCTTACTTGAGCAGTAGAACCAGAGAAAGTAAGAAGAGGGGGAACGGTATAACCCAAACCAACTGTTGCTGCAGTACCAGCAGCCCATGCATCTGTTTGAGTATTAAATCCAATAGCAGTAACAGCACCAGTTACAGAATGAATAGTTACAATACCAATTGCAGCAGTTATTACAGCATCAATTCCAAATCCTGCTGTACCCGTTGAAATTGCTACTGTAGGTGCCGTTGTATATGCTCTACCAGCTGTGCTAAATGCCACTGTACTGGGGTTTATTGCCGAACCAGATAATCCAACAGTTGCAGCTGCTCCTGAAGCACCTGGAGCAGCAATAGTTACCGTAGGAGGATCATCAGGATCATAGAATCTTCCTCCAGATCCAACACCTATACTTTTAATAGTTCCACCTGCAACTGAATAAGTATCTAATGTTGCAGTTGCTGTAGCATTATTAGCCGATCCTGTAGGTAAACTAAATGTAATTTTAGGTGCTCTACTATAGAATACCCCTCCAGTAGTTCCTCCAGGGAATAAGTATTCCGCAGGACCAACATCAATGGTAGCAGAAGTAACACTTACTCCAGTTCCAATTGGACTATCCAAAGTGGCAGTAGCAGCGGCACCAACATGAGTTGGAGCTTCGAAGGTAACTGTAGGTGCCGTATAATACCCTCCACCACCATCAGAAACTGTAACAACACCAACAGCACCTGTTGATGCAATACCAACGGTTGCTGCTGCTCCTACACCTGTCTTATGAATAAATCCAATACCAGGTGCAACAGTATATCCAACACCAGGATTTCTTAATTCTACTCCCTGAACTTTAGGGGACTTAACTCCATCACAATCAATAGAATCACTGTATAATGTAGCAATTCCTACAGCATCCACACCTCCTGCAGGAGCAGAACTAATAGCAACTCTAGGAGCAGAAGTATAATCATTACCCCTATTTTCTATAGTAATAAATCTTACAGTCTTGTTTCTTACAGTTGTAATTGCAGCTGCAGTGGTTCCCACTCCAACCAAAGTAAGAGTCTGTAGATAACCTTTATCAATTACAACATCATCTACTGCCTCTACACCAACATCAACAACTTCATCCTCATAACGGAAGAGTTCACATCTCAACTCATAAACATAATTCTTTTGGAGTTGATAAAATGGTTTTTCATGCTCTACATACTTAATCTCAAAAAGTCTATCTCCTAATGGGAAGTATATTAAATCACCTTCCTTAGGTCTTGTAGATAATTCAATATTAGGTATATTCTTAATAAGTGGTGAGATATAACTTGAAAATCTTTCTTGTGAAATAACAAGATTTAAATCATCTAATTCTTGAATTCCGAACTTGGATAATAGAGTTCCTACTCCCTCATACCCCTCATAAGTATCAACATATGCCTCTAATGGATATGCATCAGTAAACTTAGATTCAATTACTTCTTTAATAACAGTATTTTTTGTCACATACTGTCTTGGAAGATAATATATCTCTATACCATAAATTTTCAGTTGTTCATTAATTAACGACTGAACAAGATTTTGTTCTGATGCTGCTCCTTGTTGGAAGTATGGATTAAGTACCATGGCACTAACCCACCATATCTAAAGGTGGCAACTCATAAGTGCTGGACATTCTTTCCATAATCATATCAATATCACGTTGTCCATCATCATAAATTTGTCTACCATTTAACTCTATTCCTCCAGGTAATTTAACACCCCCAAACTTAAGAAGATTTTGTCCCCATTGTCTCTTAAATAATGCAACTGCATATTGTTTTAAAAACATATCATTCCAAACTCTGCTATAATCACTTGGATCAAGAAGTCGATAACAATCCATAATTAACCAATCACCTGCACTAAGACTACCCCAATCTATATCTAAGTATAATCTATCTTGTCTCTTATTAAATCTAATTTGTTTTTGCGTGGTTAGAAGAAAATTAATATCTTCCAAATACGTCTTAGTCATTGCATAACTAAGAAGTTCTGTAGAACCCCAAAAATAAATATCATTTAAGAATAATTGATATTTAACACTAAACATATTGTTGGTAATAGTATTACTACCATCAAAATGGAAAATTTTACTTACGCCAATAACTTCTGGAGGAACTTGTAAGAAGTTGCTGTTTTCCTTCCAAGCAAAAGTTGATGCTATACCAACAGTAGAAGTAGCATTAGTAGTAACTATTCCTACCGGATCAGTTGCACCTGGGCCTTTTCCCCTATCAATATCTGTTTGGGTAATTTCATATTTTAAATGCGTATCTGCTGCACCATCATATGTCCTCTCTTGAAACATTTGAAGAGCATCATCAATCAAATCCTCACACTGCTCCGTCGCAAGGTTAATCTCCAGTACCGGAGCACCTAATTTCCGTAAACAATATGTCTTAAAATCAGTTCTAC